TAGTCGACCAATACATTTTTAGCATTAACACTGTACTCGCTAAAATTACTACCGTAGTCTACCAATACATTTTTAACATTAACACTGTACTCGACCAATACATTTTTAACATTAACACTGTACTCGCTAAAATTACTACCGTGGTCGACCAATACATTTTTAACATTAACACTGTACTTGGTCAATACATTTTTAGCGTTAACAACGTGCTCTTCAAAATTAACACTGTACTCAACCAATGCATTTTTAGCGTTAACGGTGTACTCGTTTAATACATTTCCAACATTGCGTCTACATTCTCCTAATGCATTATCAAGTTTTTTATCAAGTTTTTTATCCGAAAAAGATAACAATAAATATATAGATGTTATGCTAACCAAAAAAAAATAAAAGTTAAAATACGATATTGATTTCTTATTGCGTATACGATTGTGTATACGACAAAGATTTTCATTATGCAATTTATAATTTTTACAACTTTTATAATCACACAATCTCTGGATATTTTTACGAGACATCTTGATTATTTAAATTATTTTATATTATTTATTCATTTTTTTATAAAATAACCAAAGCAAATTTTTTACAATACATCGGTTATTTTTGTTGTAATTTCATTTGGAGAATTAAATGTCAATGTTATATTTGGTGAATTTATTGTAAAATTAGATACTTGACTAGATATATTAGATTCCGTAAGTAATGGAATTCTTTCATCATTTGAACTTGCATTTGAACTTGCATTTGTATTTGAACTTGTATTTGAACTTGTATTTGAACTTGTATTTGAACTTGATTTTTTTACTAAAAAATTTAGCAATAGTTCTATTATACCATTACCTCGAATAGTTTTTATATAAGGTAAAACTTCACTAATTGTTAACAACATACCTGATATTATAGAAATATAAAATGTAATTTCGTTGTTGTTTAAAGATTCATTTGGAGATTCCATTTATTTGTAAATAAATTTTATTTTTAAATCAAAAGTCTGGTTGCCATTTTAAAAATTTTGTATTATACGTACATTCTAAATGCAGTATTTTATTTTGTTTAAATAATTCTTTCATATGTTTTGATTGGGATATTCCTTTTATATATAAAATTCCCTCAAAATTATTTGACGTATAATTATATACATTATATACATCTGTATAATTGGTTGTCGTTATATTTTTAGTTAAAATTGTTGTATCGCTAAAAGCTTGTTCAATATATCTTGTTTTTTCAAATTTTGAAATACGTTCTACACTACAAATTTCATTTTTATAAATGAAATTTTTTTTGAAAATATATACAAGGTTTTCATTTTCCATATCAAAAATAGGATGAATATTTATAGTCATATGGTTATTTAGTTGTTTTAATTTTTCACGTGTAATTTCTAATAAAATCTCATTTAACAAAGTCATTCGTAATTCATATGCAACGTTTATAACATTATTATTTTTAAGAAGAATATCTGTTAATAAATATTCATATTTATCATCGTGTTTGTACAAATAACCTTCTAATAAAAAATCGTTTTTAAATACATTGTCAATTTCTAAATAAAAATCAGAATTTTCAGGTTTTACTAAATTACATTGGTAAGAATCTGGAAAAAAATATAAAATATTATAATTTGTATTAGTTTGTTCTAATTGTGTTTTCTTTGTTACTAACAAATAATATTTATTGTTATTATTTGGTATAATATAATCATAAGATATACCAGTATTAACATCTTTGTTTAATACTACAGATTTTCCCTTAGACTGTAATACAAATTCATTATACTTTTTTAATAAAGGAGCTAATATAGAAGATTTTAATAGCTTAGTTTGTGAATAATTAACACTCTTATTAAGAAACGTCATTGTATATATCCTGAATTCCAAATTAAATTTCAGTTTTTTATTCGTGTAAATCTTAAATATTTTTTAAATCGTAATTTTAGAATTAACACTTAATGTCAGTGTGTTTAGAAGGTAATGTTTTTATAGATGGAGGCCAGGTACAAAATATTAATGTTACAAATTCTACTATAGGAAATAGTAATATATCAAAAAGTTCACTCGATATGACAAGTTCTGGAGGAGTCATTCAAAATATTACAAATGTAGCTGACCCAATAGCATTACAAGACGCCGCTACAAAAAAATACGTTGATAATTTAGATATTGTTATATCTAATGTTACTTTAACAAATACAAACACTTCAATCATATCAAATTATATTAAAGGTAGTTATGTTATAACTATAAGCAATTTTGTATTTAATGGACCATCTGGTGTTTTCCACGTTACAAAAAGCGAAAGTTCACAACAAGCTCATATTGTTAGAACCGTTGCAGCACCAGGTTTGGGTACTAATACTTTTTTAAAAATAACTTGGCCACAGAATTCTGGTATTTTATTAAGTAAAACAAGCTCAGATTATAATGGAAGTTATCGTGTAAAAGTAATGTAATTAACTTCTTGAAAGTTCATTCTGCAATTCCTGAAGTTTTAATTTAATCTCTGATAAACGTTCATTCAAATTCAACAAATACTTTTTCCTTTCTAAAATCTTTTGTATCGTCAATATATCATCCTTTATTTCATTTTCTATAACGTTTTTAACTGAATCTAAAATCTGTATTTGTGTATTTTCAACTGTATTTTCAACTGTATTTTCAACTGTATTTTCAACTGTATTTTCAAAGTCTTCCATTTGTATTTCACCTTCACCTTCTTTGTTGTTATCTTCTTTGTTGTTATCTTCTTTGTTGTTATCTTCTTTGTTGTTATCTTCTTTGTTGTTATCTTCTTTGTTGTTATCTTCTTTGTTTAATACACGTGTCAATATGTAATTAACACCAAATACAAAAGTTACAAAAATTACACTACTTAAGATTTCTCTTTTCATATGATACACAATATAATCAGTAATGTTTAAATCAAAAAACATGTATTTATGAAACTAAATCTAAATTATTTTTAAATCGTTTTAAACAACTTAAAAATAAACTATTTAATGTAGAGGTGAGTCGGTGTTCCCCCAGGGGAAGATAAATTTTAATTGACAAAGTTTAAACTTCTTTGGGTTTTAAAGGAATTGGTTCAGCCAATTCAGATAAATCATCTAATAATTCTGAAACAGGAACATGGTCTTGAGTAGCATTAGATTCTACCGCAGGTGTAGGTGTAGCCACCGCAGGTGCTTGACCTTGAACACCACTTGCCACAAATGCAACAACTTTACTTAATAAAGACGCATCATTTAAAGTATATGCTCCATGACGTTGACCCTTGTTTACACCTTGAATCAACAATTGTTTTGCTAAATTTGTATCAATTTCATTATCGGGAACATTATTAACACTCACATCAATTGCTCTTTTTAAAATTTCTGCTTCATTTAAAAGATATGCACCCTTTTGTTGAGCTACTTCAACATATTGAGTCAAAATTTGTATAGAGTTTTTATTATCTAAAGTAATAACAGTTGGTTCCTGTGTTTCCGTCATTTTTAATATAATTTAATAAAAAAATTGATACTATTGAACACACTTATATTTTATTCATTTTTTTTATTTTGCGGTTTAATTTTTATCTAATTTCATAAATATATATTAAGAGCTTTCATAATTTAATGAAATCTATTATCGGAGATCTTACTACTGAAACTATTAGCCTTATTTTTCGAGAATGCGAAAAAGATAAAAATAAACGTCGCCTATCAAACATAATTAACAATATAATCAATATTGCATTTGAAAATATTAAACCCTATCTATATACAATTATGGCAATCCTTGTTTTATTATTCGTAATGAATTGCTTTCAATTCTATTATTATATAAAATTATTCCTTACAAGTAAAAATTTAGAAAATGCCAATATAGATGACATACTAACCAAAAGCTAATTTACTTATCAATCAGAAACTTCAGAAACTTAATAAATTTCATAAACTACATCACAAAGACCACAAAGATATATTGTACAAGTTAAATTTTTCACATTACACACATTACACATATTATCATTTATACTATCTAAATTAATACACAATTGATCATAACATAACAATTGTTTATCTTTACAACTATCAAAACATTCCATAGATAATTCATCAAATATCCTATATAATTCGCATACAATATCAAGATTACATTTTCCCTTTAAAATATTTATAACTTTTCTTTTAATAATCATATAATTTTCATTTTCATTTTCATTTTCATTTTCATTTTCACTTTCACTTTCACTTTTCATTATTATAAAACTAAATATATTTTTAAATTATATTTAGTTTAACAATTGTATTTATTCTTTTAAAATTCAGTTATAGATTTTTCTTTTACAAGTGGTTTAAGAAGTTTAAACTGTTCATCATAACCTATATCTTCTAATTGTTCCGTAACTTTTTCTAATAAATATTGGTCTTTATATATTGATACTATTACTATATAAGGTGGCAATATAGAATGTGGTTTAATGTCTTTATATACAATACCTGGTTCTAATATATCCTGTCGTAAGTTTTCAAAAACATTTCTAATACAAAATTCTTTATCTAAAAACAAATAATAAGTTATTGTCATTTTATTATATAAATTAATTCCTTTTTTTAAATTCCTTTTTTTTTTAAATTCCTTTTTAAATTCCTTTTCCTTACTTTTCCTTCCTTTTCCTTCCTTTCCTTTTATTGTCGTGTGTGGGCGTAACCCCACTTAGACATATGCATTCAAATTATAAGTTTCTTCCCATTTATGAAAAACTGCTCGTCTATTTTCAACAGATTCTTCTAATCTAGATTCGTAATTATCTAAAAAATCTTGATCATTGCAAAGTTCAATTGCATTTTCCAAATGTAAACATTGTTTATCTAACAAATAATCATTCATAATTTTTACATTATCTAGAAAGCTACTGGAAATATTATCAAATAATTTAAATGAAACAAAATTTGTTTTTGAAGACAATATGTTTTCAGATAAAATTTTCAAACTATCCAAATAATTCGCCTTTACATCATCTTTTAAATTAAAGTATTTGCAAATAATGTACTTTTCAGAATTTGTTGGTCTACTAGTTTTTGGTTTGTAGATATATACTTCTTGATAACATTGAAATAACAAATATAATAAATTAATACTTGTTTCTGTCAAAATATCAAATACTTTTAAAATAAAATGTCCATTTGTTTGTTGCATACTAATAGCACTATAAATTTCATTTAAAATCAAATGATAATGCAATTGCTCTTTATGATTAAAATCTGTACCCTCATCAAAACCACCATCGGCTGTTACTAAATAAAAATTCTTTTTAATAATATTCTTAATATGTTCTAAATTTTGTAAATTATTAATATCACCAGTATTATCCTTTCCATATGTAATACATAAATACTTGTTTAGAATATTCTTATTATAACTAGGTAAATTATAATGTTTATATTGTGGCAAATCCTTATTCAAAGATATAGTGTAAATCCTAGAATTATCATACTTGTTGTTTTTACGTTTACTCTTAACAACTGTAAATCCTTCTTCGTCTACATCCGGTTTATCAATTTGCAATGGTTGAATAATTCTATCAATTTGCAAATAAATATTTGTACCTTGAATAAATCCACCAGGTGCTTCCGCACAATGTAAAATAATCTCGTTTTCATTATAATCTTCAAAAATTTCAAACTCGTTAATAATTTCCCAATATTTGTAAAATGCACGATTAATAATTGGATCTTTTACTTGAAAATCATATTCGTTAATATACCAACGTACTTTTTTCCAATTTTCACCATTAATATTATCAATGTTATTTCTACAAATATTTAATTTTTCATTGTAACCATACAATTCTTGAGGACTTTCTGGATTATTATCCATTTTTAACTTTATACTCAAATCGCTAATTACATCAGAACTATTTGAATCAAATCTGAATAACATTATACCTCAGTTTGTAAATTAAATCTTTTAACTTTTAAATTTGATTTTTTATTAAAAAAATTAATCTTGACTAACAAAATATTCTTGACTAACAAATTAATCTTGGCTAACAAAATATTCTTCTAATCTTTTTTGCAACTCTTCTTTTTTTCCAGATGTTTTTAATCCAATTTCTTCCAATAATTCTTTAATAACCTTTATAGTCATCTTTGCATTTGATTGTAATAAACCATTGTACTTTTCATAAATTAGTTTTTTCTTATCTGTAAATTTGTCCGTAAATTTGTTGTTTTGAGTTTCCATCGGTGTTTCTATTGCTTCTGGTGTTTCTATTGCTTTCAGTGTTTCTATTGCTTTCAGTGTCTCTATCGCTTTTGGTGTTTCTGTTGCTTTTGGTGTTTCTGTTGCGTTTGGTGTTTCTATTGCTTTTGGTGTTTCTGTTGCTTTGGGTTTATCAAATAATAAACATTCATTATGCATAATTATATACCAATTATTATACTCTAATTGTTCTATTTCAATACTGGATTCAACGTTTGATATTCGTCTTTCAACAACGTGTCTATGACAAGTGAAATATAAATTTTTTTCCCCAGTATAATATTCTGAAAAATCAAGTGGATCTTTGATAAAAATAGGTATGTAATTAATATTTAAATCATCAAATATCTTTTGAATTTTAGGAAAAATTTTATCAGGTGTGTTATCTAGTGAATCATCTCTAATACAATTTTTGTAATATTTGTATTCGATGCAATTAATCATATCAATAATGTTGTATAATGAATTAACCTTATATACACTCATATTTTTTTGATGTAAATCAATTGTTTCAAAATTAAACTGTGTCAAACCAGATATATCAAAATTTTGTTGGATATGTGGGATATCTTGGATATCTAGGATATTTTCCTTTTCTTGATTGTTATTTTTTTGAAATACACAATAACGATTTAAAAATGAAATATCGCGTTCACATTGTTTGAATTCCAGTCCTGAATTTTTTGAATTGTATAAATTTTCAAACAATTCTGTTTCCACGCACGTATAACCTTTTTCTTCCATTATAGCTTTAAAATTATCAAAGTCAATTATCCACTCGTCAGAACCTTCTCCAAGAATATTATTTCCATTCAATGTTATTTTCAAACGATTTCCATAAACTGATCCTGGATTTACTGTTTTTTCTAAAAGATAAATAATTTCACCGTTTTCATCGTATGATACTAGATCCTTTTCTCCAAATAATTTATCCAATTGTTTGTTATCCATAAATGTAATAATAAAATACCCAGAGTTTTTTAAAGATGTTTCTAAAATTTTTACAATATTTTCCACACGTTTTTCCGATTCAAAAAAATAATGAATGCCAAATTGACAACATACTACATCAAACATACACTTATTTTTGTAAATAATTTCATACCCATCATCACGTGTTAAATCCAATTTAGAAAAATTATAATCAAAATTTGTTTTTGTTTGTAATTGATCAAAACGCCTTTTACATTCTGTAATATTACGTTCTGAAATATCATATCCATATACATTCTTAATATTATTAAATACCCATTTGTGCATATCACCACCTTTACCAGAACATAATTCTAATAAGAATCCTGTATTTTTAGCATACTTGTTATATAAATATTCTTTTACTTTGTTATGAAAGCGTCTCATTGTTTCAAAAAAAAAATCTCCATTCTTTTCTGAAGAATTATTTTTAGAGTTTGTATAAAACTTTAATAAATAATCCTTTTCAACAGGATTATTTATGTTATTCCAAATATCACACGCAACTTTGCTAAAATTACCGTGCTTTCTTGGATTTACTGTCTTATCCCATCTAGTTCTTAATGGTACAAACATCAATTTAGCAGAATCCCATTTAAATTCTATAACTGTATTTGTTTTGTACGATTCACCAGTAGTAGAATCAATTAAACTATCAGAAAATGACGTTTCATATGTCACTAAGCGTGATTCTGTATTTTGACCACACAATTTTTCAATATCAAACAAAACAGTTGTTGTCTTGTTTTTTTCAGTTTCATTTGATCTAGGAACCTCACCTTGCACATACAATTGCCATTTAAAGGTACCTTGCCCGCTTACGCACTCTGCGTTAATGGTACCTTGCCCGCTTACGCACTCTGCGTTAATAGTACCAACGTTACCATTGTTTGGCATTTTTACAGCATAAAAATCAATTGTATTCATTTCTGCAGGTTTCCATTTCAACAAACTTGTCCACTTTTTAACCAATGGATATGGTTCATTTACAGGTGTAAAAATCAAACCATCATTTGCATACGCATTTTCAGAAACAGAATCTAATATATGCTTTGATCCACTAAATACATTTCCAAAATAATAATGTTTAACTGAAATCTTGTAAAAATGTGATTCTGATAATGTCTTGACAATATGATTCAAACGATTTAAACGAGTCTTTAAATCATACTTGGTTTGTCCTCGTAAATCTTTACCATTATAAAACAAACAATCAAATGACAAGAAATGAATTTGATTTTGGTGTCTTACAAGTTCACCATCTATAATTGTAGAATAATACATCTTGTCGCTACATTCAGAATTATTTTCGTTGGTATTTTCATCTTCATTTTGTTTACAAGATTTAACATTTGTTTGATAAATTTTGGCCAAATTATTATCAATAAAATATACTGATCCAGTCTTGTCAATAAACATAAAAGCACGATCTCCATCTGCTTTATCCGTTACTGAATATTGTTGTTTGTACAAATTTGAAATTTTTTCCTTATGAAGAGTCTCTGGTTGAGCACCGATAAAATAATTATTTTTTACAAGATCTCTGTATTCCGATACAACACGACGACGTTCATTACCAGGAATCACATAAAAATTTCCTTGACGATTTTGCAAAATAACCATGAAATATTGCATAATCAAATCAGATTGCATTTTGTTGATCTCCAATTCCACTTCATATTTGGTTTGAATTTTGTTAAATCTATCTTCCTGAACAACAATCGTCAAATCAAAACTACCAAATGGTAAAATATAACTAGTTCTTGACTTATTTCTAACCAATTCATATTGTTCACCATTTTCAATCTTTATACCATTTGTTCGTTCAAAACTAACAGACATACGTAAATCGTAATCGTAGATATCATAATTTCGCAAATTCTGTTTCAACATAACCGTTTCTGAATTATCTGATAAATCAATAATTCTTTTAACTGAAGCACGGTCTCTTTTGTAAATAAATTCCGTTGTATTTTTTATATTTTTTTGTATTTGTTGTCCATCAAACATCCGTTTTAAAGAATAAAAATTCTCAATATCAACATTTGAATCAAAAGAAGTTCTATTCGACTTGTTTTGATAAAATTTACCAAAACGTATCTCAAATTCATTATTCTTTGCAAGAGCTTCTTGCAAAAAATTAAACAAAGTGTGTGTATTATTTTCACCAAAATCAAAAAAAGACATTGTTAACTAAAGGGTAACTTTTATAGTTTTTTATTTTTTATTCAATTTTTTATTTTCCAGTTAATTTTCCAGTTAATTTTCCAGTTAATTTTCCAGTTAATTTTGATATTACTTTTTGATATTACTTTTTTTAAAAGTAATTTAAATGGCCATAGGTGCTCGAATTTTTTCGTGTGGGAAATATCCTACGATATCAAAATCTTCAACTGTAATTTGTTCAATAGGTTTAGTCTTGATATCAGGATTTAAAAATAACTTTGGAAATGGTCTAATTTCTCGTGTTGATTGTTCTGCAATTTGTTCCAAATGATTCTTATATATATGCATATCACCAACATTGTAAATTAAACAATCTGGTTTCATATCACAACGTTTAGCTATAATATAAGTCAATACAGCATAACTAAAGATATTAAATGGATTTCCCAAGAAAATATCATTAGATCTCATATTAAACATACAACTAAGATAACGTTCGCCATTTCGTTCAGTAACATAAAATTGTAATGAAAAATGACACGGCAAAAGAGCCGTTTTATCAAAATCAGGTGGATTCCAATACGACATCATAATTCTTCTACTAAATGGATTTGTTTTCAATTCATTGATAACATATTCCAATTGATCAAACCCACCAATCTTAGAACTATCTATGTTTGATGTATCAGCAAATGCTTGACTATATTTTGCACCAAAATGTCTCCATTGCCACCCATACCCTGGACCTAATATTCCCGTATCATAATGATGTAAACCACGGTTATCTAAAAATTCTCTAGATGTATTGCCATCCCATATTTTTACTCCATTTCTTTGTAAAATTTTTGCATCAGTGTCACCCCTCATAAACCAAAGTAATTCTTCAATACAACTTTTCCAAGGCACCCTTTTAGTTGTCAATAACGGGATACTTTTAGAAATGTCAAAATGAATTTGATGTCCAAATACACTAATTGTCCCAACTCCTGTCCTGTCATCTCTGCTATTACCCTTTTCTAAAATATGTTTTATACAATCTAAATATTTATGCTCATCAGTTTTATAATTGTCAAAACGTTTGTATTCTAAAAACCGAAATGTATATCTGGATTCGTTGTATTTTTCTGATACACCAATTAATTTATATCTTTGATCAAAATGTGACATAAAAGTGTCTGGTTCTAAAAAATTCCAATGTGGCTTATAATCATATACTTGTGTTAAAAATATTTTACTTGGAAGTATCGTATTATTATCTGTCTTTAAAAACAAATCATAAATTTGACTACCACCAATCACATATACATTTGATCTTGTACATTTGTAAAAATCTAAAAATTGTTCAAATGTAATAAAATACACATTTTTACAAAATCTAGATGCAATATCGGAACCTCGCGGAAACAAAGAACCTCGCGGAAACAAAGAACCTCGCGGATAAGGTGATAATTTTAATAAATCAGGGTCATTTGTCAATACTAAATTTATTCTACCCTTTAAAGGACGTTTTTCTCTAGGTATTGAAAACCAAGTTTTTCTACCCATCAAAACAACATTTTTATCAAGTAAAGATTCCTTAGATAACCTATTTGTAGTAATAGATTTAAATGATTTCATATCTTCTGACAATTTAAATAACAACCCTCCATTTCTTCCAATTGCTAATTTATTTTGATAATTTGTAACACAACTAATAATATTAATAGTCATGTTTTTCTTTATCTTAATTGTTTAAACTCTTTAATTCATTTTTTTTTAAATAATGAAATGTTGACTTTTCAAGTGGTTGTCTTTAGTCGTTTTAAAATTATAATGTTGGAATTCCATTT